GCCGTTTCGCTTCTCGGAACTTGCGACGTTAAACGCCACACATTCGTTCCCGTTGATGTTCTTGACTTCGGCATCGTTGCCGATGTTGCCGATAACTTCGATTTTTAACATGATTATTGATTGTTTAGGGGTTAAAGATGGTCATCTTCGATGTCTTGCCACGTTTCGCCGTCGAAAGTGACAAGATGTTGCGTTTGGTCAATCACAACCATTCCGACTTCGGGGTTGAAGTGATTTTCGGCTTGAAACCAATCGGTGTAAAAAGCCGACTTTTCGCCCGTCGCCGGGTCGGTTATGATAACAAGATATTTCATTCGTGCCATATCCTTTTGTATTGCATTTGCATTGCTTTTGCTTAACACTTGCATCAATACTTCTTGCCGTGCTTGTAAGGACGGGTGACGTTGTAACGCATCTTTGCGCGGACGTGCCAATCAAGGTTGACACCCTGACTTTCCGCCCACAACGTCATGTAATGGATGCCGAATTGAATGCGCTTGAAAATATTGATGCTTTCGCGGCACAACCCTTTGGTCAGGGCAAAGGCGTTTTCGGTGAAACTGAATCGGTCGAATGCGCGATGATACTTGTTGGGGGTCAGCTTGTCGAAGTCAAGACCGAATGCCCCCGCAAGGTCAAGAAGCCGAATCACGACATCCGCCATTTCATCCTCGACGGTGTTTTTTACCATTTCATCGAATGCCGCGATGAAGTCCGGGGCGGAATCGACATCATCGGTCAAACGGCGTTTTTGCGCGGCGGCAAGGTTGTTTTGCTTGCGGATGTGGTTAATGACCGCGACGTTGCCTTTGCGGTCAGCCTCGACCATTTCCGCAATCTCGGTGACAACAAGCATCAAGCAATGTTCGGTGCTTGGGTTGCTTTCCCACCATCCGTGCTTCACGGCGTTTTCATGCGCCACTTTGGATAGTTCATTCAGATTTTTCATTTTACGTTGTTAGAATAATGATTTTTGTATATTTGTCAACACTAATTCGTTGGCTGCATTGAAGAAGTCCTTTTTGATTTCAAACCCATAGGCGCGACGATTTAGTTGTGCTGCTGCCAATAGGGTTGTTCCGCTTCCGGCGCAAGGGTCAATGACAACATCGCCGGGGTCAGTGAATATTTCAATTAAGCGTTCAAGAAGTTGCACGGGCTTTTGTGTCGGGTGGACTTTCGGTGTCCGGCTATCCCTGGCCCAATCAAAGCAATTAAAGACCATGTGGCCGTCGTTGTTGAATTTGGGCAACTTGTCGCGATAAAGCAACACGGCATATTCGCAATTGCCGACAACGCGCATATTGGCCTTAAGAACTTGTGCCGAAAAGTTCTTGCGGAACACAAGATTGATGTAATGCTTCAAACCGTATTGACGTGCTTTTTGGATAAGTTCAAATTGTTGTTCAAACTCGCAAAACACAATCATGCAAGGGGCTTTCCCGGATTCCTTTGGTTCTTTTACAAGCATCTTTGAGCAAAAATGCAAGAACTCGGAAATGCGGAAATCTTCATCAGTATCAAAGAACGACTTACCCGCCAACTCGCTTTCGCCGTTGGTATTATCTCCGCCGACATACCAACTCGGATTGCTGCCATAAGCATCTTTGCCGATGTTATAAGGGATGTCCGCGATTATAAGTTGGGCTTTGGGGATGCCATAGCACTTATAATTTTGGAAATGGTCATTGAATAATTCAACATCTTTCATGGATTCATTTGCCTTGAATTGTGAATTTTGACATGATAAAGTCGAACACGGCCTTTGTTACATAGATGTCAAAGGATGCGTCGTGAAGTTTTCCGGCGGTTGTGTCGATGCCCAAGAAGTCGGCGACGGTCGCAAGTTTGAAATTGGGCAATTGGGCGCGGCGGTCGGCAAGGAATGTCGATGCAAGCACAAGAACGTCGATGGAATCCGCCCAAAATAACGAACCAAAGTATTTGTCGCCGTTCTGCAAGAAGAATCCGCGCAAGAAGTTGTCATCGAATCCCCGGTTGTTGTAGCCGACAAGGTGGAATTTGTCGGTCTTGTCGAACTTGTCAACATACTTTGAAAGCATCGCGACAAGCTGCGTGTAAACCTGACCCATCGGGGGATAAGCCATGATTTGTTCGCGGGTAACATCGCCGACTTCAAGGGCGGCATCCTCGATTTGTGCCTTTGGGTTGGGCTGAACCTTGAAATCGAATGTTTCAACGCTCTTGCCGTCAATCACGATTTCACCGCTGATTTGGTGAATGCCGTGGCGACCGGGGTTTGTTCCCGTCGTTTCAAGGTCGTAAAAGAATAATTTAGACATTGTTATTTAGTTTTGTGTCTTATAGTAAGACGAAGTTAATTAAATTGCTGCTTTTGTTGAAAACATAGGGGTTAAAGATTTATACAGAGCCTCACACAAGACCCGCGCCATGTTCACTTCTACGGCATTCCCAATAAATTTTTTTTGCTCTGTTTGATTTCCGATAAGAATATAATCTTCGGGGAATCCCATTATCAATTTCAATTCTGATATTTTAAGCATTCGCATTTTGATGTCGGTAATGCCATATTGTGACATGAATTGTTTAATCTTTATAGTCATTGGAGAATCATCGGGAAATATGGGGATTTCATAAGAGCCGGAATCCTGATTAACCGTTACAAGTTTATGTTTGGGGTTTGCGGTCAATGCTCCGGCGGCGGTTTCTACCGACGCGGGTTTACCATTGCCATATTGCATATCAAGAAAAACGGTATTAACAACCGCGACTTTCTCTTTGGTTGTCAGAGTTGGCGCGGGTTCGTCAAGTGAACGATTGCTCCCATTCCCGTAAAAGACCGTAACAAATGCGTGATGGTCAACACAAGTGACAGTTCCGGCGGGTTCGTCGATTGATACATTTTTACTTTGAGGATGTCCGCCAAATTGCTTTGAGATGAATGATACTTGGGCAATGGCAAGGCGATTTTGAGTTGCGACAACCGGGCAAGGGTCATCAACTGACGGGGCTTGATACTTTCCCGATTGGCTCATGGAATTATACTTGACCATGAATTTGTCTTTTCCTCCGGCGACGAACTTAATCAATCCGGCATATATCCTTTCAAGGGTCTTTTCCGACAAGGGCTTTTCCCTGAAAAAGATTGACCGCCCCTCATCGGTGAAGTCCAAAACTTCTTTAACGGGTTTCCATCGCTTCAAGCTGCCAAACAAACTTGCTTCGGGCTTTTTAGCGTGTGTTGCTTCGGGGAATGTTATGGGTAATCCTTTCTTGGCAAAGATGCCAAAAAAGCGTTTGCGGCTTGTATATGCGCCAAAATCAGCGGCATTCAAGATTCTGTGTTCAAAGTTATATCCGTATTTTCTGACATTGCGAATCCAACGACAATATGCCTTTCCCTTATCCATCGAAATCGGCTTGCCGCTTGCATCCACATCACCCCATGACATAAATTCTTCGACATTTTCAATTTGGATGAAGTCCGGGTTGATTGCCTCGATATAGCGAAATAAATATTCGGCAAGAGTGCGGGAATCTGCGTCACGGGGTTGCCCGCCTTTCGCTTTGCTGAAATTCGTGCATTCAAGGGATGCCCATAACACCACAAAGGCATCAGGATTCGTCATGCGGCATCTTTTCAGATGGTTAACAAGCGGTGTCAACTCCAATGTGCGGATGTCCTCGGTGAAGTGCATTGCGTCAGAATGATTGCTTGCATGGGATGCAATCGCTTTTTCATCGTGATTGACACACGCGATAACACGGGCGCAATCCTCGCCATTGACACGGGCAAGATTCACCCCCGTAGATGTGCCGCCCGCACCACAAAACAAGTCAATATATAGCAATTTCATTTGGTCGTATTTAATAATTGATTTACTTTTTCGGCAAGTTCACGGAATTGCGGATTGAAGTTGAAGTCATCTTCATATTTCCTCAAGAAGTGAAGCATTGAAGAATGGTCGCGGTGGACGCGCTTTGCAATCTGCGTCAACGTCATTTTCAGTCGGCGGCAATGATACACGAAAAGCATCCGGGCATAAAAACAATCACGTTTCCGGCTCTTGGTCGCATATTGATTCAGGCGCAAGCCCGTCACCTCATGAATTGCGTTTTGAATGCGCAAGACCGCGCGGTTTTCGCGCCGGATATTGGATTCAAACCAAACATCCATATTCAGACGATTGGCGATGTCATATTCAATCGACGCGCCACGGCTTTCAATCCAATTGTCCATCATAAAGATTGCATCACAATCAAGAAGCAAGCGAATGTCGGCGACCATGTGTTCTTTCCACATCGCTGATGATTCAAGCCCGTTATTCAGGGGATTCACCGGGTCAAAGCCTATTTCGGCAAGGAACACGGCGGCATCTTCAAACCGTTGTCGGGCTTCGGACAACGGCAACCCCGTTATTTTTCCGCTGATATAGATTTTCATGGATGTTGGGATTTATAGACAAGTTTGTTGATGAAGTATTGTTGACCCTTGATTGTGACAAGGGTTGTCCGGGTTTGGATTGGTTCGCCCGTGTGCGGATGATAGCGTGTTCCCGTCCTGACCTCAAACAAGCCCATTTCAAGGGCGCGTTGGGTCGGGTCGTTATATTCCGACCCGCATTTGTGCAAGAATCCATTGTCACGCATCCACTGATAAAGCCGGATTTCCCCGGTGTCAACCCCGTTTTGGCGCATCAGTTTTGCAAGTTGACCGATAAGGATTGATTCACCCGCGATTTCAAGGGCTTTTGCGAAATTCACTTTCGGGGTTTGTTCGGCAAGCTGCTTTTGTTGGGCTTCGATGGTTTCGGCTTGTTCGGCGGCAAGGCGCAATGCTTGGGCGAATGTTTGAGGAATCGCCGGGGCAATTTCTTTCAAGGCTTGTTCCATCATGTCGAATTGCTGAATGAAGCCGACTTTGAATTGCAAGGCGCGTTCCCCGGTCAGGCTCATAGCAAGCAAGGAAAACCCGTCGCGGTTCATCAGGAACATGGGTTGCGTCTTGCCTTGCGCGTCAATGTAGGTGACTTGATGAAACCATGTCTTGTGCGCTAAATTTTGAGCCGACCCCAAGATGTTGCGAATCGACTTCAAGACGTTCTTGTGCATCTTGCCGAACACTTCGGCGACCTTGACGGAATCGGTCACGGGCGTTCCCTTTTCGGTCTTATAGACCACTTGTTGAAGTGCCGTCGTTGTTGTTAGTTCTTTTTCCATTGTTAGGTAATTTTGATTGTTAGAGTTTCCGACGGTCTTTGCCCTTAATGACAAGGTTGTTGCACATTTGACGCAAGCGGGATGCCACACGGTCGCCGTAACGCGACACAAGACGGTCGCTTGCCATCGGCAAGTTCGATGTTATCAAGGTTAATTCGTTGGTCAGGTCGCCCCGGTACTCGATAAGCTGCCGGACGGCATCAACACGGTTGCCCATGTAAAGGGATTCTTCTTGCTCTTGTCCGAAGTCCTGAATGGCAAGAATCGGCGTTTTTTTCAGTTCCGAAATGTTGCCATCTTCGGCAAACTTCTCGCAAATTTCATCGGCGCGGATAATCCGCCACCACAATGTCCGGGAATCGTCCTTGTCATAGGTCACGGGGATTGTGATTTTGAAGCCAAGTGCCGACGCATAAGCCCGCATGATTTCAAGACACCACGATTTGCCCGACCCGGTTGTGCCGCCGATGTAGATTCCGGCGTATAAGTCGCCCGGCACGATTTCCCCGGTGTCGGGGTGAATCTGCTTCATGGTCGTGTCGCAATGACACCACTTGATGAAGTTTTCGTAAGTGAAGCGGTTTTCGGCATCAATCACGAATTTGCGGTCACGGCTCTTGCCGATTGCTTCAACAATCTTCAAGGCGTTTTCGATGTCGTAGGTTTCCCCGGTGTACTTGTAACGGGTCATTCGGGCGAATGTGCCGCGTTCCTCGATTGCCCGCAAGATTTTGTCAAGACCGGGGATGTCATTCTTGTTGTTCATTTCCATTCATCATTTACGTTTCGTGATTCACTTGTTTTCGCTTTCCGGGATGCCGGGCGGCGGGGATTCTCTCTTTCGCGTTTTTCCCATGTGACAAGGGCGGCTTTCCAATCTTTCATCTTGTTTTTGCCGACATACCAATTCTTGGACTGATAAAAGGCAATGAAACTTTCGGCATCGACCGAATAACCCTTTTCAAGAATATGCGCTTGCACTTCTTCAAGTGTCGGTGGAATAAACCGCTTTTGCGGTTTTTCCCTATCTTCTTCGATAGAAGAAGTATTATTATTTTCTTTTCTTTTCTTTTCTTTTGCATCAATTTGCATTGCATTTGCATCGGGGTTGCATTGCTTTTGCTGATTGGTGCTTGATTGCCAACGTGTTAACGCGGCGTATTTTCGCCTTTCGCTGATTTGCTGACGCTTGCCAAGACGCTTGTTGACCGAATTTGACCAAAAGGTTTCGCCGTTGTTTTCAAACAACCCAAAGTCGTTTACAACACTTTCAACCATTTTGCATTCCTGATGCAATGCAAATGCAATGCTTTTGCAAGACTTCAAAGGCAATTCCCCGCCTTGCTCGTAAAGCTGCTCGACAATGCACCAAAACACGCCAAGACCCGCCGCGCCATGCTCAATCAAGACATCTTGCAACTTGGGGTCATTCCGGGCGTTGTAGTCGTGCGGGAAATAATATGTTTTATCTTTCATTGCTTTATCGTTTACCGCCGGGGCGGATTCCCCGGCGGGTTGGGTTGGTTGATGTTATTCGTTGTTTTCGGGCTTGTCGTGCTTGAAGTATTCGCGGGAAAAGTCCGGCGGAATCACGCAATAACAATTCACGACGGTTGCCGTGTTGATTGTCGTGTTGAACGACAAGAAGCGTTCAGGATTTTTCACACCATTTGCAACGGCTTCATCGTAGTTGTCGCGGGCGCGTTTCGCAAGCCAATTATTAGCAAGTTCCTTTGCTTTTTCGGCATCGTCGGTGAACACAAGGAACACTTGGTTGTGTTCCACCCCGTCTTGCGGGGCGATGTGCAATTCAAGCAAATAGAATTTGCCGTTGACGTTTTCTTCTTCTTCAAGCATCCCGCCATCATCTTCCGGCATTTCGCGGTCAGCTTCAAAGCCGGAACGGTTGAAATTGTCGGTGATGGCGATGCAATCGTTATACCCCTTGACGCTGACAAACTGAAAGTGTCCGGGCATCTTTTGTTCGATGAAGTCGGTTGCAATCTCGATTGCTTCTTCAAGCCCACGGGCATACAAGATGAACTTGCGGTTCTTGCCCTTGACATACGCGGTCGCAATCCACGGGGCGGGGTAATCGCCTTTGTCGTAGAATCCGACGCGGCATTGGTCAGTCACTTCAAATTCGGTGATGTCGCCCGTCTGCAAGTGAAAGTTGATTGACATTGCCACTTCCGGGGTGATTTGTGTTCCGCGTTCCATCAGGACATCACACCGCTTGATTTGAATAATCTCCCCGGTGTCTTGGTCGGCGACATCTTCCGTCCATTCTTTCAAAAGACGGTCGGCAAGGAACATTCCCATTGCTTGCGCCGTGTCGGATGTCGTGAAACGGGTTTCGTTGAACTTTGTTTGTATCATAGTGCGACACGTTGATGGTTAGAACAAAAGAACTTTGTTCCAAAGGTCGATGAACTGTTTTCCGAATTGACGGGCGCGATTTGCGGTTTTGAAGCAAAGCCGAGAACCGACATGCGCAATCGTATCCGACGGCGCATAAGCCGTATACGCAAACACGAAGCCCGCACGGTCAGCATCATAGACAAACCACGGAAACCACTTGTCTTGACGGCTGTTTGAGAAGTCCGGCACGAAATCATCCGCCTTGTTCCATGCTTCCGCGATGGTGAACAATTCGTTCAGGGCGATAAGTGCCTTGACGTGCGACGGGTTCAGGGCATCGACAAGACGGGTAACATCTTCAAGCCCCGGCACGGTGTTGACGGCGACAACTTTTTTGCCGACCGTGAATTGTTTGTTCGCCTTGCCGCCAAGATATTCACGGGCGGTGATGTAGTCGGTGATGGTTTCGTTGGGTTCTTCCTTGACTTCGACTTCTTCAAGGTCGAAATCAAAGGGTGTCAACCATTCTTCATCGGTCGGGTCAAGACCATCGTTTGCGTTGCTGATGTAGTTGTCCATCGCGTCGGCGGCATCCTGACGGGTAGCAAAGCAACCCACGGTTTCGCCGTTTTCGGTGTTTGAAAGTTTATACTTTATCATTTTTGAATTGATTAAAATGGTGATTTACTGAAATTTTTAATTATTAGTCCGGGCGTGGCAACCGTGATTGTCTTGCCCGTCGCGGCTTCAATGTCGGCTTGAAATTCGGCGGCATTGGCGTTGGAATCCGAAAGGTGAATCAGCACAATATTGTTGACCCCGGAAAGGTCTTGTGCAAGAATTGTCGCCCGGCATTCGGCAAAACTGCAATGGCTTTTCTTGGTTCGGTTCGCAAGTGCTTTCGGCAAGCGTCCGGCGGCAAGGTTGCTTTCCAAGATGTCGTGCCGATAATTGCATTCAATCAAGATGTTGTTCACGCCGGGAAACCTGATGATGTTGTCGTTGCCGAAAGGGGCATAACGCAAATAACGGGTGTCGGTTGCAAACAACGTCGTTCCCATTGCCGGGTGATGAATCAGGAATCCGAAAGGTTCGGCGGCATCATGCTCGACCCTGAAAGGCATTACACGGAATTTGCCGATTGAAACCATTTCGTGGTCGGCGACCTGATGCACAAGATTGTGTTGGTCGATGCCCAAAGCCTTTGCAGTACCCCGCGACGTGTAAACGGGAATGAAATAATCAAGGAACTTGCCGACGGCGGCGGAATGGTCGCCGTGTTCGTGCGATATGACCGCCCCGACAATATGCCGGGTCTTGAAGTCCATTGCCCGGCGCAAGCGGTTGAAAGGGATGCCACATTCAACGGCAAGGGCTTCATCGCCATTGTCGAAAATGTAGCAATTACCCTTTGAGCTGCTGCCGATAATCTTCAAGTCCATCAGAATCCGGGATTGTCGGTTGTCGATTCAGGCGCGGCGGACGCGGGTTCTGCCTTTGCTTCCGGGGCGGCGGCTTCCTGATTGGCGGGTTCAGGGGATGCCGGGGCGGGGTCGGACGCGGGCTTTGCATCGTCCATGCTGATTGTCGATGCGGTGTTGTTCGCGGTCGCGGCGGGCGCATTTGGGATTTCCTCAAACTCGACATCCACGATGTCTTGTTGTTCCTCGATTGTGCGCATACCCATCGAAAGTTCGGGGGCATAAGCGTTTGTCCACATCGACGCGGCGCGATACATTAGCATTTGACGGGGCATTGTGCGCCATTTCGACCCGTCCTTTGTGAACCATCGTTCTTCGATGGCAAGATGAATCGACACGGGGGCGGATTCAAGAACATCTTTCGACCCTTTCTTGGTGGTATAAGCCACGCATTCAAGGTTGCGAATGTTCGTGCCGTCAAGGGTCTTTGTGACCGCTTCTTTGCGGCGTGTGTGGTCGTTCCACACATAGTCGGTGTATTCGACTTTGCCGATGTTGCCTTTGTCGGTAAAGCGGAATTGCAGGGGTTCAAACCGACCGCACGAATTGACCGTTGCCATCAGGAACTTTGATGACCACGACGGGCGACCGTAGATAACCGCCATATTCTGCATGACCATCAGGGGCGACGCGCCGATGCGCATTGATACTTCAACGGCAATCATGCAATTTGCAACCGCCTTGTCCATTGCCGCCTTGTTTTCCGCTTGAATTGCGGCGACCATTTCAGGATTCGCGCCGCCGGGAATCGACTTCACTTTCGGTTTGTAGGTGTCCGGCACAAGGTCGGATGATGCGAACATCTTGCACACCCGTTGCATGGTTTCAAACTGCACCGGGTCGAAGAAGTTAAACCCGACCGTCGCGGGGGCGGTGGTTGTCACCACCCCGACGGGATTTGATTTTTGAATTTCGTTGCTCATTCGATTGTTAATT